AAGGTCTTGCAGAAGCTAACGCTTTCATCGGTGGTAAGAACGCACTGCTGGTACACACACCACGTTCCTCTGGTCTGATGACCCCTGCCGCTGGTCTGACATTCGCATGGAACAACATTCCAAGCGTAAACAACCTTGGTGTAACCGTCGAGAGCTTCTCCGACGATGCACTGAAGCGTCAGCAGGTTGCAGAGCATATCCAAGTTAAGATGTCCTACGAAATGAAAGTCGTCGGCACTGACCTTGGTTACTTCTTCGAAGATGTTGTAGCTTAATAGTTACCCTCTCGTGATAACGGTGGACCCTGAGCTTCGGCTTGGGGTTCAACCCAACTTATAAAATACCATAACAGTAAATAGGAACAGAATTATGCACCCCACATACTTGGGATGGCAGGTTGAATGGCCTGTCTTTATCAAACGTCCCCTCATGGCTGACAGTAAAACATGGAAGCAAGGGGACTACTTTAACTGGTTCGAGAGAGGGATTGACGCCGATAAGGTCGCCACCCTGTACTTTTCTGGTTATATCCACCACAACAAAGAATTAGAAGTCCAAACTAAGGTCGGTGATCGGCTGTCAGAGCTTGCTGGAAAGCAACTAGACACCCTTGTTAATCTGCTAAACGCAGAGGTCAAGAAGCGAACATCAAGCACCTCAGAGTTTGAGACCAAGAAGTGTAAGAAGTCTAAGCTGGACGATAAGCAACGTGGTCTTATTCGTCGCTTCCTGAACAGTAATAGTTGGGTGATTGAAGACTTCTACAACATTCGAGATAAAATCCTAAACGATTAAATAACTGGAGACGGCTAGATGGCGTGGTCATATGATCCTACAGACTTGGACACAACTACGGCCTCTGGTCGTCTCAACACAGTACGGCTGTTGGTTGGTGATACCGATACGGTAGACCAGCAGGTTCAGAACGAAGAGATTACTTTTAGTCTCTCTGAGAACGGCAACAACATTTATTATGCTGCGGCATGGTCTGCACGTAACATTTCTTCTAAGTATTCCCGTAAGGTAAACACCTCACTTGATGGTGCTTTGAAGGCAGACTACAGTGACCTTGCTAAACAGTATAGGACACTTGCTGACGACCTTGAGTATCAGGGTAAGACAAACGGCTCAGGTTCCTCTGTAGGTATCGGTGTTCTTGCTGGTGGTATCACAAAGACTGGTATTGAGACTGTACGTGAGAACACTGATCGTATCGAAGGTTCATTCCGCCGTGACCGTTTCAAGAACCCACCCAGCTATCAAACACCTGAGTATGAATAAGGAGTAGGCCATGTCTTTTCGCTCCTTTGACTTATTGAACCTCGTAAGAGACTTCGGTGAGAGCTTGACACTACGCAAGGTTACTTCGGGTGGCGCTTACAATCCTGCCACTGGTGAGGTAGATGGGTCAGGCACTACGGACTATAGCTTCACTGGTTATATGTACAACTACGACACAGGTATCTCTGGTAACATGGATATGGTCGTCAGGGGTGTCCGTAAGTGTGTTATCCCTGCGCTTGGTTTCCCTGTAGAGCCTGACACAGACGACCTTATCCTTGGTAATGGTGATAACGTGAAGGTTATTTCCGTCGTGACCGTCTTTTCCGCTGGCACTCCCATATGTTACCTTTGTGATGTGAGGGAGTAACGATGGCTAAACAAACTACAGTCGTCGTAAATAAGAGCTTCGATGACAAGATGAAGATGCTTGAGGGTTTGATTGAAGAAGAAGTCAAAGATCAGCTAGAGTACATTGCTAACTATGCAACTGTCGTATCACCCGTAGATACAGGTGCGTATGTAACTTCTTTCTCTTATGCTGTCGGCGCTGGTCGTCCTAGAGGTAAGTCCTCTACCAACAGACCGAAAGCCAACCGTGAGGAAGCTATTAGCAAAGGCAGAGAAAACCTATACTCAGACATCAACAAGCTAGACCTTTCTAATGTAGACAAGGTAACTCTTCGTAATGGTTCGCCCCATGCTGAGGATGTCGAAAAGAAGCATTCTGTCTTCACTAAGATAAGGAACAAGTTTGGTGGCTAGTATATACAACGATATTCGGGCTGCACTTGAAAGCCACCTTTCTACTGTGTCGGGTATCCCTGACATAGCTTATGAGAACGTCTCATTTGAGCCTACGACTGGCACTAGCTTCCTTCAGGTAATGTTCCTCCCTACGGAACGTAGACCTGCTGTAAGGGGCTTAAATCCACAACAACGGTATCAGGGTGTCTTTTCCATTCTGGTACATACCCCAGAGGGCAAAGGGCCAAAGGAAGCTGATGACTACGCCAATACACTGCTAGAGGCATTTGAGGCAACCACAGATATTTCCTTTACCAACTCTGACCTTGAAACAATCAACGTATCTATCGACTACGCAGAACGGCAGCAAGGCATCTTAGATAGCCCTTGGTACTATGTTCGAGTAGACATCGGCTGGTACATCTACAAATAACTTCCTATAGGAGAATACAACATGGCCTTTGCACAGGGTTCACGCTCCAGCCTGTCTTTCATCGTAGAATCTACGTTTGGTACGACACCTGCTGGCGACTTCACTAACCTTCCTTTCAGCACACACTCTTTGAATCTTACCAAGGATCGTTTAGCTGGTAACGACATCCAAGCTGACCGTATGCCACGGGTTGACCGTCATGGTAACCGTCAAGTAGCTGGCGACATTGTAGTTGACCTTCGTGATGGTGACTATGATACCTTCCTTGAATCAGCTATGCTGAACACATTTGCTACTAACGTCCTCAAGGTTGGCACAGCACCTAAGTTCTTCTCTGTAGAAGACTATGCTGCTGATATTGACCAAGCCCGTGTCTTCACAGGTCTCTCAGTTTCCACTATGGGTATCTCTCTTGCTCCTAACCAGATGGTAACAACTACCTTCGGTATGGTAGGTAAAGACATGACCATCAGTGGTACAGAGAAGACACAAGATGCTGCTTCTGGTGCTGCTCCCTTCGATGCTTACTCAGGTGACATTTCCATCGGTAACGTAGGTGCAGGTTCTGCTGTAGCTATCGTAACTGGTCTGGACTTCACCCTGACTAACTCTTTTGCCCCTACCTTTGTGATTGGTGACGATAGTGCGCCTTCCCTTGAGTATGGTCGTGCAGAAGTTGAGGGTACACTCACAGCTTATTTCGAAGATGCTTCTCTCATCAACCGTTTCCTCAACGAGACTGAGACTGAGATTGAAGTATCTGTAGATGACCCCACAGGTGGTAATGCTTATACCTTCCTGTTCCCACGGGTCAAGATTAACTCTGCTGATGTTGGTGTCGATGGCCCAACTAGCCGTATGATCTCCCTGTCCTTTGTTGCTCTCTATGATGCGACAGAAGGTACTAACCTTAAGATCACACGCCCATGATAACGAATACCTAGCTAGGTACGTGGAGGCTCCTGAGTCGGGTCGGGGGTCTCCACACTAACGCCTCAACCCGACAATAACTTACGCTATGACGTAAAGATCATAACCCCCGATAAGGAAACTCGACAATGGATTTAATGAACCTTAAGCCTTCTAGCGATACTGTAGAAGTTACTCTGAAGCACCCTAATACTGGCGACACCCTCAAGAATGACGACAAGTCTGATATGACTGTTACTGTCCACGCAAGTCATTCTAAAGAGTACAAGGCTGCAATGCACGAACAGACGAACAAACGTCTCAAGGCGATGCAGTCTGGTAAGAAGCAAGAGATTACTGCGCAGGATATGGAAGAGGCTGGACTAACGCTCCTCTCTAAAATCACTGCTGAGTGGAACATCACATACGGTGGTGAGAAGCCTAAACTTACTGTAGCTAAGGCTAAGGATTTATACAACGAAGTGTTCTGGATTAAAGACCAGATTGAGGAGGCCCTTGCTGAATCTCTGGATTTTACGAAAGCCTAACTTGTCAGTTGTGTGATTGGGCTGAACATAGCTTCAAGCTCAACAAACCTGATAAGAACGGCACAACAGAACGTGAACACCTTGAACAAGTAGAAAGGCAGATTGGACGTAGACCTGAAGCACTGGAACCCCCGACAGTATTTCCTCAGCTTTTGTCTCATGTCTGGTCTGCCTTTTGTGTTTTGAGTAACAGTAGAACCGCTGGATTTTCTGGCCCCAACCCGATAACATACGAACAAATTAAAGCATGGAAGGAACTGACTGAGACACCTATTGCTCCTTGGGAGATAGAAGCAATTAAACGTCTTGATACAGTTTATATGGGGGTAGCGAATGGCTGACGATATTAGTTTAGTGGTTGGAGTTGACTACAGTGACCTTACGGGTCTAGTAAAGACCAGTGAACAGACCAAGAGGGTCTTAAGCTCTGCCGCTAAGGATTTTGCTAGGACTGGCAACCAAAAGCAGTACATGCACGCTATAAACAAGATTGTGCAGGCACAGAAGCAACTAGACGCATCCTCTCGCATGAGCCGTTCCCAGCTTATGCAACTTGGCGCAGAGATGCAACGAGAGGCTAAGTTCACAGACGAACTGTCCAGAGCTACGCACAGGCTTAGTGGCGCTATGGGTGCGTCTAGGAACAAGATGAACGGCAGCAACATGGCTGTTCAACAGCTTGGTTACCAAGTGGGCGACTTTGCAGTTCAAGTTCAAGGTGGCACAAGTGCGTTTGTCGCATTTAGCCAACAGGGCGCACAGCTTGCTGGTTTGCTGCCTATGATTGCTGGACCTCTAGGTCTAAGTATGACCATGGCTGTTGGTTTATCCGCAGCGTTTGGTATTCTTATTCCTATCGGCAGTGCGATTGCTCGAATGTTCTTTGAGGTGAAGGACTCTGCCAAGGAAGCTGAGGAAGAAACTGCGTCACTCTCTGACACTATCTCACAGTTAAACTCCGTCCAAAAAACAACTGCGGAGGGGTTTGAGCAGGGTCTTTATGCTGCCTTTGAGTCTTCTGCCACCTCTGTTGGTAAGCTGCTTACTACCCTAAGGGAAGCTAAGTTTGCTGCCGCCATGGAACCGCTCAAAGACGCATTGGACGACATAACTGTTGGCGTGGATAGAGTAGATGTCGCACTAGATAGAATGGTAGCGCTCGACAAGATAGAGAAAAACGGCGGAACTTTATCTATTGTGCAAGAATCGATGCTAAAGGACGCAAAAAAACTTGTCGTTGAGAACCTAGCTCTAGCTAGTTCCTACGATAAGGTTAAAGCATCCTTAGACGCAATTGGAGAATCTAAAACATCCAAAGAGCTGGTTGTTAACTTCGCGGAAGCATTAGACAGTGCAGAAAAACTAGGTGGCCCTGTGGGTCAAGAACTCGTGCAATCTCTAATAGATGCTGCAAAAGAAGCAGGGGTGTACGATGAGATTTTAGCTCAAGCAGGGGCTAAGATAGACGATTCTGCTTCATCTGCTAAAACTCTAGCTGGGGCTCTGCGGGAAGCTGCATCTGCTATGTCTTCGCTGGCTGGGTTCAGCGACAACCTTGATAAGAAGTTAGCAGTTTCTATAGCTAAAGTGCAAGCACTTAAGAAAGGCGCTGATGCCGCAGTAGCTGGTTCTATTGCTGCAATGAGGGCAGACCTAAGCCAGAAAATATCTGCTGCAAAATCTTCTCGTGTAGACTCTGGGATTGTTGAACGGATGTATGGGGGTCTACGCGGAAAAATATCCAACTTCGAGACCTCTGAGACGGAAAGAAAACGTCTTGAAGAAGCTAACCGATCATCTGGCGGTAGTAGTGGTGGCGGTGGAGCCTCTAAGAAGTCCCCAGCCGAAGAGTTCGCTAAATACCTAGACGGTCTCACGAAACAAGCTGAACTCGAAAAAGAACTCGTAGGTCTCTCTGGTGCGAAACGGGCTGAGGAAGAAGCGGTCATCAAGGCACGTCAGAAGTACGGTGAAGCCTTTGGGAAGTCGCAAGAGGCTGAACTCCGTGGTACACTAGCTCAGATTGAAGCTGACAAGGAACGTCAGCGTGTTCTTGAGGAAGCTAAACAGCAGCAAGAAGCCTTGGCTAGTATGATTGCAGACGAAATGGGCAACGCCTTTATGTCTATTGTTGATGGCACTAAGTCTGTCAAAGATGCCTTTAAGGATATGGCACGGGCTATCATAAAAGAACTCTACCAAGTCTTCGTCGTCAAGAAGATCACAGGGTTTATTGAGGGTTTTGTCGGTGGAATAGGCGGGGGATCGCCCTCTGTCGGCTCTGGACGACCTAAATTAAGACCTTTTGCTAATGGGGGTGTCGTTGGTGGCCCCACATACTTCCCTATGGCTGGCGGTAAGACTGGCCTCATGGG